CCAACAAAAGCGGATTTATAGGTGTGCATTGGGATAAACAATCGTCAAAATGGCGTGCGCAAATAGGTGTCAGAAGAAAAAAAATTATTCTTGGATATTACGATGATATAAAAGAAGCAGTATCCGTTAGAAGTGCCGCAGAAAAAAAATATAATTTTCACCCCAACCACGGTAGATAGGAGAACAACAATGGCTGGCAAAGCATTACGCAGAAGAATACTTGCCGATGTACTAAGCAAAGGCGGTGCTGAATACTTGTTTGAGCAAATAGCTTCAGGCACGACACTCACAGCCCTTGCAAAAGAATATGATTGTTCCCGGCAGTATCTTAGCACATCTCTCAAGACTATCCCTGAGTATGAGCAAGCCCTACGCAAAGCTAGGCAAGAGGCAGCAGATGCACTCGTAGAGCAAGGTCTAACAATGGTAGATGATCTGGATGGTGGCAGCACATCAAGCGAAATAGCCGCCACCCGTGAAAAAGTGCAGTGGCGTAAGTTTATGGCAGGCTCATATAACCAAGAGCGATACGGCAACAGACCCCAGACAAACGTGACTATATCTGTGGGTGACATGCATTTAGACGCCTTACGCAAAGTTAATTCCGACTTGGCGGCTATCCATAAAGAAGACCAAGAGCGTGAAGCAAAGACGATTGACGCAGATTATGAGGATGTATCAGATGAGTGATAACCCATTACAAGAGTTTGTCCTACGCTACCGGGATGACCCAGTGTTATTCGTGAAAGAGGTGCTAGGCGCTACACCATATGATTACCAAGCAGAGTTTCTCAATGCCATATCGGATGGCGAGCGTAAGATGTCCGTGAGGTCAGGGCATGGTACAGGCAAGTCTACGTCAGCCTCTTGGGCTATGCTCTGGTTTCTCTTACTGCGTTTCCCCAATAAAGTCGTCGTCACAGCCCCCACATCAAGCCAATTGTTTGACGCATTGTTTGCCGAGCTAAAACGGTGGATTAACGAGTTGCCACCCCACCTACAGCAATTGCTAACCACCAAATCAGACCGCGTCGAGCTAACGTCGGCAGCGTCAGAGGCTTTCATATCAGCTAGAACGTCACGCGCAGAAACGCCAGAAGCCTTAGCAGGTGTTCACTCTGAGAATGTTTTATTGGTGGTAGATGAGGCATCGGGTGTGCCTGAGAAAGTCTTTGAAGCTGCTGCTGGGTCAATGTCAGGGCATAATGCAACCACGTTACTCCTATCAAACCCCACACGTTCGTCAGGCACATTCTTTGAGAGCCAAACCAGATTATCCAAGAGCTGGTGGACACGCAGATGGTCATGCGTCGATAGCCCTCTTGTATCCGCAGAGTTTGTCGATGAAATGCGTGAGCGTTACGGCGAGGATTCAAATGCATTCCGCATACGTGTGCTTGGCGAGTTCCCCATGGCTGACGATGATACGATTATACCGTTTCACCTCGCAGAGAGCGCAATACATCGTGATATTGAAATTACGCCTGACATCAGACCTATTTGGGGCTTGGACGTTGCAAGGTTTGGCACAGATAAGACTGCATTGTGCAAAAGGTACGGCAATGTCGTGACAGATATTGAAGCGTGGCAAGGCTTAGACTTAATGCAGACTGTGGGTAGGGTAATGGCTGAATATGATAACTTATCGCCAAGCCTACGCCCAAGCGAGATACTTGTGGATAGTATTGGTGTTGGCGGCGGTGTAGTTGATAGGCTGCGCGAGTTAGGCGCTCCAGTGCGTGGGATTAATGTTGGCGAAGCGCCTGCTATGGGCAAGACTTACATGAACCTGCGCAGCGAGCTATGGTTTAAGACTAAAGCGTGGTTGGAGGACAGGTCATGCAAGCTGCCAAAAAATGATCAGCTCTTAGCCGAGCTAACTGGCATAAGATATGCATTTACTAGCGCAGGTAAGATGAAAGCTGAGAGTAAAGACGCGATGCGCAAGCGTGGGCTAAAATCGCCTGACTTGGCTGACGCACTATGCTTAACTATGGCATCAGACGCAGCCACAGCACTGTCTGGCGCAAGTATGAGTTGGAATAGGTCTATCAAGCGCAATCTTAAAGGCATTGCATGAATAAAAAAAAATTCGACAATTTGTCACCTAAGATGAAAAATTTAATGATGAACAAATGGATAAAGAGTTACATGAGCCGTGGTTTATCATTGGAAGATGCTCAATTTGCTGCGCGTTGGAGAGCTGGAACGTGGAAGCTATCAGATAGAATGCGTGTTGTACTAGCTAATATGGAAAAACTGTGATAAGTTTAGGCAAGATATTACACAGGCTAGGATTATGGCACAAAATAAATTTTTAAGCTTTCTTAACTCGCTAGACAAAGGTGCAAGTGATAGAAATAGCATTACCGAGTTTTTGGCTAATGTTCTAACACCGGGCGACGAGATGGAATATGTTAATGGGTCGCTTATGACTACTGGCGGCAAACCTGTAGAGAATATTGGTGATAAAACGTATTACGGCACGCTAGGCCAAGCAAACTTTGCAGGCAATGATCCAATTAAAGAAGGCTTGCTATCAAAGATGACTGACGCGCCTGATAAAGTAGCACGTAAGCTTGGATTGCTTGAGACTAGCCCACCGCCACTAAGGCCAAGCCCAGCGCCTAGCTCAGATATTTCAGCGTTTAGTAATCTGCTTCCATATGAAGACATGCTTCAATTGCAAGATATGGCAATGCCAAACAAGCAAGGTTTTGTTAAGTACCTGACAGATATGTATAACAGAGACCCACAAAATTATTCTTATAACATGTCACAGCCTGACGGATTAGCCTCATTGGCTAGAGCTTTTAATACGATAAGTATGGCGGAAAGTTTTCTTGACTAATGGGCTTGCTAGACCAAAATAATTACGCAGGCTACGCCCAAGAAGGCCAGCGACTTGCAGTAGAGCCGATGAGCTTTACCCCAATGGACGCCGCAAGATTTGTAGCTGAAGCCACGCCTATTATTGGCGACGCTATGGCAGCTAAAGAAGTTTACGACGAGCTGCAAAAGCCAGACCCTAATTATGCAATGGTAGCAGCTCTAGGCGGCGCAGCTCTTGTTGGATTAGTTCCCGGCCTCGGCGACGCTATGGCTGCTGGCATTAAGAAGGGCGCAAGAGGATTGCTTGATACTGCCAAGCGTATTGAAGTTGATCCAAGTGTGATGGGCATGTCTGGTGGTAATGTTAGATTAAAGCCAAATGCAAACCCTGAAGGCTATGTAAAGCCAACAGCCGCAGAATTACGACGCGAAGCAAATATACAAAAATTTGGATATGATCCAAACGAGGTATCTCAAACTGTTGATACTTCTTATAGAGGAAGCCATCAGCCAAGCGGGCCTGAAAGCGAAAATCCAGTACGCCTTGATGATATAACTAAATCTATTACTGGAGAAAGCGCTGGGTATCCAAGTGATTTTTATAGCCCTAATGGGTCAAAGTATTACGCAGCCGGGCCAAGGTTTATTGGTGACGAATATGGAATGTCTAACAAAGAAAGTTATGCCGCAATTATTGAAGCAAAGGGAAACCCTGATGCAGAAATTACAATGTATAGAGCAGTACCAAATGAAGATAGTATAACTTCTATAAATGAAGGTGATTTTGTAACTTTAAGTCCCACATATGCAAAATTACATGGCGCTGAAGGTTATGGCCTAAGAGGTGATGACGCAGGTAAAGTAATATCTCAAAAGGTAAAGGTAAAAGACCTTTATTTTGCTGGCGATGATGTAAATGAGTTTGGTTATTTTCCTGATAAGGGTAATACTGTTAACCCATCATTACCAAACCCCCGAAATGAAGCTGAAGCAATGGCTAAAAAGGTTTTAGAAATGCGTGCATCAGGTAACGCTCGCGATGTAACTGAAAAAATGATGAATGCGGCTGACGATCAGTATATGTTTAAGAACACGCCAATACCAATGGACGTATCATCAAGGATGGCGCGTGCAGATGAAATGAACCCAAGAAAAGGGTTTCATGGAACAAACGCGGATATACAAGGATTTGAAGGAAATGTTTTTTCAACAGATAACCCAACTTTAGCCAGCACTTATGCAAGAGGTATTAGTGATGGTCAGATTTATCCCTTGCGCCTTGGAAGTAAATTTGGCGACACAATTGTTGAGGGTGCTGGTGCAGATTGGCACAAGATGAATATAAGTGACATAAAAGACCCTTCAGTTCAAAGTTGGCTTGATTGGGCGGAAGGCCAAAAAATTTCAACAAGAGAAATTGAAAATGCTGCTAGAAAAGAAGGGCGAAGTGGTGTTCAGTTTAAAAACATAAAAGACACAGGCCCGGGAATTAATTCTAGTCAATTTAAAAACATAGGTTACACAAAGGAGCAAGAGCGAGATTTACAAAGGCAGTATATGAAAGATTTATCAAATCCTTCAAATGTAGATGTTAGATTATCCCCTAATTTAGTACGCTCACAATTTGCAAGATTTGATCCAGAGTTTAAACATTTAAAAAATTTAACTGCTGCTGGATTATTAGCACCGGGTGTATTGGCTGCTATGCAAGAATATAAAAAACAACAAGAGTTAGAACGTGGGCTACTATCTTATTAATAAATATGTTATACAGAAATAAACTGAGAGTTGAATAATGCCAATTACAACATATGCAGAATTAAAGACAAATATTGCAGATTTTTTGAATAGAGATGACCTAACATCTGTATCATCTACGTTTGTCTCACTCGCAGAAGCAGATTTAAACAGGCAAGTTCGTCATTGGCGGCAAGAAAAGCGCAGCACAGCCGAAATTGACACGCAGTATAGCGCAATACCCGCAGATATGCTCGAAGTTATACGATTTTACATAACAAGCGGAGATACACGCCCACTTGAGTTAATTTCGCAAGCAGAAATGCTTGATCGCAAGTTTAGAAACCTAAACACTAGCGGGCAACCAGCATATTACGCGGTTACGGCAGGTGAATTAGAGGTTTATCCAGTTCCAGATGGCACATACACGTCAGAATTGTATTATTTCGGTAAAACAGACGCATTATCTGATAGTAACACGTCAAATTGGATATTAGAGCATTATCCTGACGCATATTTGTATGGTTCACTAATACACTCTGCGCCATACCTAAAAGATGATGCAAGAATACAAGTATGGGCAGCGTTGTACCAAAATGCAATTGATGCTATAAATCGAGCAAGCGAAAAAGCTAAATTTGGCGGTTCTG